CGTGAAGGGGGAATTCGTTGTTGGAGCTTTGAATATGTCCCAGACGATTTGCAGAAATAGGCGTTCTGTCCGTACGTTTACGACATGAACAAACAATTTGAACATCTGGGCTACATGAAGGATTACTTCATGGGAGCCAAATATATCGGGACGGAACGCTGCGAATGGGCAGACGACAAGCCGACAGGATACGAAAGCCGGCAGGATCAGGTCGCAGAGCAGACCATCCGCATCGGCAAGAAGCGCATCCCCGCCGGGGCCAGCTACTGGACCATCGTTAACCCGCTCTGCGGCAAAGCCCTGAAAGCATGACCAGAGAAACGTTGGATCGTTGGATTCGCAAAGGAGAAAGCCACGACGTACCTCAGGTAGTGACGCTTGCAAAATTGGCCTTGGCTTGTTGGTCTATGGGTGAAGATGACAGGGCAGAAGAATACCTCGACCAAGCCCGCAGCAAATTTGTCGAAGCCGTTTACAATCATCTGACGTCATGAGCGACAATTACAACGGCTGGACCAACTACGAGACATGGCGCGTCAACTTGGAGATGGTAGAGGCCGAAGGATACTACGCCTGCATCGAGGACTGGAAGGACACCAGCACCCCCGAGGAGCTCAAGTATGACCTTGCGCAAGTCATTAAAGAGAATTGTCAGGATGTGATTCAAATGCACGGCAGCGACTTGACGCTGGACTACGCTATGGCCTTCTTGGATGCAGTTGAGTGGCGGGAAATCGCCCGGCACATTGTAGATGACTATCTTGAGCAGCAATGAAAAAGCAAGACTTCGCATATGTGGCCACCTTCATTGGGATGATGGGGGCAGCCCTCACCTTCGCCTATATCCTCTCCAATGGCTGAAGCATACAAGGCCGTATTCACGTGTCCGGCATTCAAGGAGCGCCGCGTATGGTGGGTAAAGGATAGGACCGAAGCCAAGCGCCACCTCTTCCACCACATCCGGCACAACAACCGGAGACTGAAGAGGTACCAGGAACATGAGTGGGACTTTAAGGTTCTGCCCATATTTGCAAGTGACAGCGACTCCGGCTGTGACTACTCAACATTCATGTGATGCCTATCCCCAAGCCCAAACCCAACGAGGACGACACCCAATTCATGGAGCGGTGCATGAATGACTTCACCATGAGAGCGGAGTTCCCCGACCAGGTGCAACGGTTGGCCGTGTGTATCAATTCATTACAGAGTGACTGACAGCCTCGGACATACGAAAAAGGCAATGGTTGCCGCGCTGGAGAAGTCATTGGGCATCGTCTCCACGGCGTGCAAGGCTGCGGGAATATCGCGCGACACTCATTACCGATGGATGAAAGAGGACTCCGAATACAAGGCGTCCGTGCATGAGCTCTCCGAGGTGGCCCTCGACTTCGCGGAATCGCACCTCCACAAACTCATCAAGGACGGGAACCCCGCTGCCACCATCTTCTTCCTCAAGACTAAAGGCAAGGGGCGCGGGTACGTGGAGCGGCAAGAGATTGCCGTGGCCGAGAAGAAGCCCCTCTCGTGGTTCACCGCTGAGAACGCCGACGTTGCGTGAGGCAGCCCGCCACGTACTACCACGTCAAGGGGTGCGATACCCGCATCCAAGTACACCAGGGCGGCACCCGATCGGGCAAGACGTACTCGATACTCCAGAGCCTCGTGGAGCTCTGCTACGAGAATGAGAACGCCGGCGCGGTCATCACCATAGCCCGGAAGACATTTCCCGCCCTGCGTGCTACGGCCATGAGGGACTTCTTCTCCATCCTCGAGAAGGAGGACGCATACAACGTAGACGAACACAACAAGAGCGAAGCCAACTACCGCCTTTGGGGGAACCTCATCGAGTTCATATCAGTCGACCAGCCCCAGAAGGTGCGGGGCCGGAAGCGGGACATCCTCTTCATCAACGAGGCCAACGAGCTCGCCTTGGAGGATTGGAGGCAGCTCCTACTTCGGACCACCGGAAAGGCCATCCTCGACTTCAACCCCTCCGACGAATACCACTGGATATATGAGGAGGTCATCCCCCGTGAGGACGCCTCCTTCTTCCGCACCACATACAAGGACAACCCCTTCCTCGATGCGGCCACCGTCGCAGAGATAGAACGCCTCAAGGACGCAGACCCGAATTATTGGCGCATCTACGGCCTCGGGGAGAGGGGCGTGAATCAGGCCGCCGTCTTCACGTGGGAGGTGGGAGAGATAGCCGGCAAGCGCATCGGGACCGGCCTCGACTTCGGATTCACCAACGACCCCACCGCCGTCATCGACGTCTACCAAGACGGCCATACCCTCATTCTCCACGAACGCCTCTACTCCACCGGACTCACCAACCCCGACATCGCCGAGGAGCTCGACAAGCTGGACGTGCAGACCATCATCGCAGACAGCGCCGAGCCGAAGTCTATCGAGGAGCTCTACCGACTGGGGCACAACGTGAAGCCAGCAAGGAAGGGACCGGACTCCGTGCGGCAGGGCATCGACATCATGCGCCGCCACAAGCTCCTTGTGACTGCGGAGAGCACCAACCTACAAAAGGAGCTGAGGGCCTACCGATGGGAGCAGGACAAGAACGGGAGGAACCTTAACCGACCCGTCGACAAGGACAACCACGGCATCGACGCGGTCCGGTATGTGTGCCTCAACCTGCTCACCACGAACCGGCGCGGGTCCTACTATCTGGCATGAATGCAAATATTTTTTGCGGGAATGTTTGGAAAAGCAAAAAGAGCTTGTATATTTGCCATGTCTTCGGACAGGGACGGGAGCCTAACCCACCCAGCCCAATCCCCGAAGCGCCCCGAGTGATGGCCCAGTCCTCCTCCTTCTTCATCACCGAGCAGTTCGGTGATTCCGCTCCCCAAACGGTGAGCAACTTCCTCACTGCTAAGGGTGCAGAGATGCAGCTCATTGGCTTGAGCAAAAGGGTCGGCAGCTCTTGCGCTGTGTTGACTCCCAAGGAAGCGCGCTGCGCCGTGAACGAAGCCGATGGTTTCGATGGCCGTCCGTTCTCCTTCAAGTGGGGACAGTACAAACTGACGGTTCACCGTCACGAAGCTGTGGAATCATGAAAGATTGGATTACCACATACGTCCTCCTCATGCTCATGTTCATAGCTGCCCAGCTAATCTGAGCGACAGGCCCTCCGGGGCCTTTTTTTATGGGCCATCCTTTCGTCTATTTACTACCGTGAAGAAGACAATCACTATCCCCGAGGACCTCTACGACATTACCGTCGACCAATACCTCCGCGTGCAAGCCATACCCGAAGGCGACGAGCTCCGGCAGGTGGTGGACACCATCTCCATCCTCTGCCACGTCACCACCGAGGAAGTGATGGGAATGGAGAAGAAGGACATCGAGCACATCGGGGGCGTGCTGGGTGGCATCCTCGACAAGTACGACGAGGAATACCCCCTCGTCCGAATCATCGAACTCGACACCCGATACGGATTCGCGCCGAACCTCTCCCGCATCACCTTGGCAGAGTTCGCCGATGTGGAGACCCTCTGCAAGGACTCCCTCGAAAAACACCTACCCCAGGTCATGGGCATCCTATACCGCCCCATCGTAGAGGAACACGGCGAGTTCTACCGCATCGAGGACTACGACGGGGAGGACCGCTCCGAATACTTCCGGGAGATGAAGATGGCCCACGCGCTGGGTGCGCTCGCTTTTTTTTTGCGTACCGGAAGGGCATTAGCCAACGCTTTGGACAGCTATTCCAGGGCGATAGCGGATCCAAGCTATCCGAAAAATACGGATGGTTCGCCACGTTCGTACATCTCGCAGGGGAGGACATTACTAAATTACCGGAGGTTGAGAGGACTCACCTCGAAACGGCGCTCGCTTGGCTCTCATACGAGCAGGACCGGGCGCTTCTGGAGAAGCAAAAATTGAACACATGAGAACCATCAACCAAATCCTCGACGAGCTCGAAGGCATCGCCCTCGACCACCGCTTCATTAACTCCTTCAAGCAAGGCGAGATGTCGGAGGTAGACATCCAGAAGCTGGCCGGCGACAAGTACCCCATCTGCCACGCCGACATCAGCGCGGCCACCATCGAGCGGGGCACCCTCGTTTACACGCTGGACATCCTCGTCATGGATATGATTCTGCCGGGACAGACCGACGCGCAAGAACAATACTCCGACACGCTGCGGACCCTCATCGACATCGTGAGCCAATACGCCCAGGTCCTCTCCGCCCAGAGCGACGTGGACCGCGACGTCACCATCGAGCTCCCGGTGGATTGTGAGAGCTTCACCGCACGCTTCGACAACCTCCTGACGGGGTGGGTGGGTACCGTGCGCCTTGTAACCGGGAACAACCTCGACCTCTGCGGGGCGGCCTTCGCATGAAGCAGCACATCACCATCGATGGGCAGCGGATCCCCATGACCGAATCCATGAAGGAGCTCGGACGCATCGGAAAGGAGGTCCGCCGCCGTGCCCGCATCTCCCTCAAGGCCCGAGGTAAAGTCGTGACAGGCAAACTCTACAACTCCATCCGCTACGAGCAGGGCGTGAGTCGGGACGAGAAATCCCTGAACCTCCGCTTCTCCTTCCCCGGTGCGGAGTACGCCAAGTTCGTAGACGAAGGCGTCCGGGGCGCCATCTCCAGCGCCAAGGCTCCGCGCTCCCCCTTCCGGTTCGGGTCGGGCTCCGGTCCCTCCGGTGGCCTCCGCCCAGCGATAGACAAGTGGGTAGTGAAGAAGGGCATCGCCCCCCGCACCCCTGGGGGGCAGTTCGCCTCACGGAAGTCTCTCGTGTTCCTTATATCGCGGAGCATATACAACACAGGCATACGCCCCTCATACTTCTTTACGAACGCCTACGACAAGACCCTCAAGAAGCACAACGCGAAACTGGAGAAGGCCGTGGGTGACGATATTGGAAACGCGATAAAGACCCTCCTCGATGGCGGCACAGTTTGAGTATATCCCCTCCACCACGGACTTCCAGAGTACGGCGGAGCCGCTCATCATTCAGGTGCGGGAAACCGGCAGTGGGCCGTTCTTCAAGTACCGGTTTATCCTTGTCATCAAGGACCGGACGGGGACGCAGCTGGCCAAGCTCAAGACGCACCCCCTGAGCGACACCAACCTCTCTGCCGTGTTCGATGTTTCGCGCATCCTCGACGACTACATCGAGCCCAACCTTGTGAACGGCAACTCCCTCGCCGACGCTATCCATACCCTCGGAAGGACGGGATCGAGCCCCGCCAATATCGTCTCCCTCTCCGTCGATGGTTTGCCCGCCCGCCAATTCGAGCTGGAGTTGGGCCATGAGAAGGCCACCACCGCAGCCGAAGAACCCGTCGAGACGCTGAATGAGGACGACACCACCCTCTTCGCTTTCCGTGACGAATTCATCAACGACGGCCAAGGGTACGCCCGCGGCGACGGAAGCTTCCAGCCCTCCTCCACCACGGACAATTTCCTGAGCTCCGCGCCCGACTTGGGTGTCGACTGCCGCTCCAGCTCCGCGTTCGGAACGGTGCTTGAACATCGCATCGGGATAGACCAGACCTACGTCATGGCATACGGCGCCCAGAGCAGCACCGCCCAATACCTCATCGTCCGAGGATTCGAGGCCGACGGAACAATCATCGCCACCGCGAACATCGACCTCGACGCTGTGGGTGGCGACACGTCGCCCAGCTCCGACGCTGCGACGGTCCAATACATCGGAGTCGGCCCGGCCAATTTGGAAGAGCACGCCACCGCCGCAGGGAATACCAACCTCACCACGCTCATCACCGACGCAAACCTCGCGTTCTATGAGTTGCACCTTTCGACCAGTACGTCGTTCAGCACCTTATTCCAAGACACGCGCGTCCACCGCTTCACCATCGACAACGGGTGCAGCATCTACCCCCGCGTTCAGCTCATGTTCCTCAACCGTCACGGGGGGTGGGACTTCTTCAACTTCGACCAGCGCAGCGAGGAGAAGCTCACCTCGATAGAGAGGAGCTCCTACAATCGCCCGCGCGGAAACTGGGACTCCGTGACCGGCCTCGTAGACTGGACGTATGACGGATGGGAGCGCGGTGTAACGACCACCAGCGTGAAGGCCGAGAAGCAAGTGAAGGTGTCGACCGACTACATCGACGAGGGATACACCGACCAACTCCGGGACATCATCACCTCTCGCGCCATCTTCCTCGTGGATACGAACCTCATCCCCGTCGTCATCACCGACTCCGAGTACCTCTTCAAGACGAGCGCAAACGATAAGCTCATCTCCTACTCGTTCACTTTGCGCTACGCGAACCGACCCCGCTTGAAGTGATCCGCCTCGTAGCCCTCGACCAAGACAACGCGCAGACGACCCTCGACCTTGAGGGTGCGCCGTCCATCTCCCTGAATTTAGCCGTGGCTAAACCTGGGGAGACCATGCAGCGCCACGCGCCGTACTCGCAGAGTTTCCGCCTTCCGTTCACGGATCGGAACAACATCTTCTTCGCGCACTTCTACGAGGTCACGTTGAGCGACGGCGACTTCGACCCCACCCAGAAAACGGAGGTCCTCATCTACGAGGATGGGGTGCAGGTCATCCGGGGGTCGATGCAGCTCCGCGCCGTGCGCCTCATGTCGCAGGTGTATGAAGTCAATGTATTGGGCGACGTAGCCGACCTCTTCGCGGAGATGGGGTCCAAGCTCCTCCGGGCCGCCTTCCTCGATGGCGACGATTACTCCACCGACTACAACTTCGATTTGACCGACGCCAACGTCGTCACCTCGCAGACGCTCACCAACGACATCACCGAGGGAGCGGTGGGGGCAGGTACCGTCATCATCCCCCTCGCTGACCACGGGCTACAACCCAACAGTCAACCCCTTGCAGCGCAGGCCGGGTTCGGATTGTTGGACGATGACTTGACGCCCACCGGCCTCACCGCCTTTCAGCTCAAGCCGGCCTTCCAACTCAAGGCGCTGGTGAAGCTCATCATCGAGTCGAACGGATTTAACTACATCTCCAACTTCTTCGACTCGGCCTTCTTCGAGTCGATCTATATGACGCTGGCCACGGAGGTGGAGACGCTGCCCACCGTGTCCAGTTCCCTCTTTCGAGCCGAGAGGACGTCGACGCAGGTGTTGACCAACAACGTCACCACCGTCCTCTTCGATGACGACAGCACGCCGCCCGACACCTTCGACGACGACAACGCATACGATCCCGGGACGGGCGTCTACCTCTGCCCGTCGAATGGGAACTATACCTTCACCGTTACCGTCACCATCCAGAACCCCGGACTTGTCGATGGGTTGGTCATCGTGCGCCTCATTGCCGGGAGCATCTCCCTCGCTGGCCAAGCGATTGAAGTAGGGGCCGGCACGCAGCAAACGTTCAGCTTCTCTGGCTCTGGGTTCGTGCTGGCCAGTACCGCCGTAGAGGTGCAAGTCAGCAACCCTGTCGCCACCCTGAACGTCTTGGGCGGCTTCTTCGCGTGTACGGCAAACGAAATCGGGCGCGTGCTCGTTCCGCATTGCATGCCCCGCATCAAACAGCGGGACTTTATGCGCGACCTCTCGCAGCGGTTCAACCTCGTCATCGAGGCCGACGCCGACAACCCCCAGCGCCTATACATCGAGCCGTACTCCGAGTGGATCGCGGACGGGACCGACGCATACTGGACCGACAAACTGGACCTTGACAAGGAGCGCACCTTGATGCCCACCTCGTCACTGAAGTCGGCACGGATACTCTTCGGGGACAAGGAGAGCCCCGACGTCGGGAACGCATACTTCAAGGGCGCGGAGGGGCAGACCTTCGGGACGTACGACCAAGACATCGACGACGACTTCGCCACAGGTGAATTGAAGAACGCCCCCGTCTTCGCCCCGTACTTCGTGTATCCGGTCCCCACCTTGCAGGGCGACCCGAATACCGTCCTCCCGAGCGTACTCATCCACCGCAGCTATGAGCGCGATGGGACGGGAGTGAAGCCCGCCTCGCAGCCTCCGAAGCTCTTCTTCGCCACGGGACTACAGGCGGCCAACGCTACCCTCTACATCGGGACCACGGCCCTCACGTCGTACCAGTTCTGCTCGCCTCTCTCCGAGTCGCCCCTGGACTCCGATACACAAAGCCTCTATTGGAACTCGACGAGCCTCCCGTTCTCAATCAACAACCCCATCATGGCCGGGTCTGAGGTGCCCGCCATCGGTCTCCACCGCTCGTATTGGTCTTCGTATCTGGCCGACATCTACAGCGCCGATTCCCGCGTCTTCGAGGCGCACCTATACCTCACCCCTTCCGACGTTCGCAACGTCCGCTTCAACGATCGCTACCACATCCTCGGAGCGACGTATAAGCTGACGGAAATTGTGAACTACCAAATCGGAACCGGAGAATCCACCCTCTGCAAGTTTCTGCGGGATTTGGGCCGGGCTTCCTTTGGGGCGTGTGACGCCATCCCTACCCAATCCAATGCCAATGGGACGGTGACGTTCACCAACCCCGACGGGACCACCACCACCGACCCCGGGCAGCAATGTTGTGAGGCGTTCGGATACATCTATGACGGAGAGGCGAAGGTGTGCCGGTGGCAGCCCATCATCATCGTCGACCCCGGCCCCGTCACTCCGCCCGTCGCTCCGGGAGGGGTGCAGGACCCCGTACCCAATACCAACGGAGACAACCCCGGCCCCGTGTCGCCGGTGGGTACCACGACGACGACAACGACAGAGGACGGAGCCGTCACCGTTTACGATGAGGTAATCCTCACCGGACAAACGACGGGAGGCACCACCGTAGACACCAGCGCCCCAGGTGGGGTGCCCATCAGCGTCCGTGCCAACGTCATCGCGTTTGGCGTGATTCGCGCCATGTCGGTCACCGTGGGCGGGACGGGTGAGCCTTCGGGCACGGCGAAGTTTGAGACGTTCCGGTTCTTGGCTGACGGCACCAACGAAACCGTTTCCGTGGTGGCCACCTCTGGGACCACGCTGACCTCGGGATCGCCCAATACAAGAAGAGTCACCGGGGTCATGTCGAACGGCGAGCTCACCTTCCGCGTGCTGGGTGATACCGATGAGGTAATTGAGTTCACCTTAGCCGTGGAGATGACGCGGATGTACAACACTTCCATTTCGGAGTTTGAGAACGCCATCCTCACCGAAGCCGGGGCAAGGTTGGCCGGCGTCAATGGCCGCGTCCTATTGCAAGAATGAAGGAATACATCGACAGCATCGGGCGGGCCATC